TATCGAGAAGAAAGTCGATCCCCGAGGCGATGAGGTCGAGAGCGAACAGGACCTCCTCGGTCGGGGACAGGGTGTTGCTCTCCTCGAGCTCCTCGTGGATGTATCCTGTGATGATGTCGCCCAGCACGGCCAAGACGGCGGTGTCGATCTTGACTCCCGACCTCGCGAGCTCGATCAGCCGCGCCGAGCTCTGGAAGAACCGGACGGCCCGCTTCCGAGCTATTTCCGGGTCGTACGCATTTCGCCCGGAAACCGTCCTTGCGTCGACCGTCTCGCCGACGTGCCAGTCCGACGCAACCAGGACAGGTATGGCCTGGTTCTGCTTCCCAGCCGGCACAACGATCGGGCGCCGCGCCGGGGTCTTCTGAATCGACAACGCAAAGTCCAGCCGCTGCTCGGCCAGGTCGGCCCGCTCGCGCTCCAGGTCGAGCATTCTCTGGAGCTGCCGGACTTCCTCGCGTGCAGCTCGCTCGGCCCGCTCTCGCTCAAGGCGAAGCTGGTCCTTTTCGGCCTGGGAGAGGTAGGAATCAGCGGGCCTTTTTGAACTCATCGGGATGATGCGCCCGCAGGTATTCCATGATTCCCTTGTGGCTGTATTTCGTGCCGCACACTGGCACTAGATACTCGTCGTAGAACTGCCGAAAGCTGATCGGCGAGTTCTGCTCGATTCGCGCCCGTAGCCACTCGAGTCCGGCTGCGTAGGTTTGTGGCTCAACCCTTGCTAAGCCGCGGTTGTCCTTGCGGGCCACCGCGTCAGCGAGGTATTTCGAGACGGACTGCTTCGGCATCGGCGGCTGACCTCCGGCGGCATCTTAGCCGACATCCATGCGCTAGGGCGCAAGCGACTCCTGGATGCACGATCGGCAAAGCCACCGCATGGGCGTCTCTAGATCTGCGAAGTAGGCACACACGAAGACGTCGCGACCACACGCAGGGCACCGATCAGGCCTTCTCAGTCTGCCGGACTGGATCGCGTCTCGGATCCAGTCATGCGCCGCCCAGCGCCATCGGTTGGCTTGGTCGTAGCTGCGCCGCGCCTTCCTGGCCCGCTTAGCCGCTCCTGGCGCTTGCTTGTAGCGCAGCTTCCGGGCCGCCATGCAGTCCCGGCAGGCTGGCTGAAGGCCGTCAAAGCTCGCGGAACGCCTCCAGAACACGGACGCGGGCAGTTCTTGCCGGCAGTCCGCACAGGTCTTCATCCGAGCGCCGACTGCGGGATGAACCAGGCCGCCGGACGCCCCTGCGGCGCCCGCATCCAGATGTCCTGCCGTGCGTCGCGTGAGTCGATGCAGCCGACGATGCGGTAGCGGCCCAGCTGGCCGACGACCAGGCAGTAGCGGCCCTCGGGGTCTTCCGGCCGGATGATCAGGCATCCATCGGGCAGCACCGTATGGCGGACGTGCAGCTGCCCGACGTCGGCGTCGCCGAACTTGTCGAGCTCCGGCTCGAAGTACATCCCGGTCGCCTTCGCTACGGCCATCTCGGCCATGGCTCCCTCGATGTCGATGTCCCAGGTCCGCCTAGCCTGGCTCGGGCTGCGTAGCGCCCTCCTCGCTGCCGCGATCGTCCGCCTACCGCCAACCATCAAAGCCTGGACCATGGCTTCGACCGAAAGGTTCACTTCGATCCCGGGCAGCGGCTCGAACTTCCAGCGAGGACCCATCAGAACGGGATGTCGTCGTCGTCGGATGAAGCGGGATTCCCGGCACCTCGAGCGGACCTCGCCGGCGCCGCAGCAGGATCAGATCCCGGCCCGTAGCCACCGCCACCCTCCTCGCGGCGAGCGTCGAGCATGATCAGGCAGCCGGTGAACGGCCGGATCGACACGCTGGTAGTCCAGCGATCGTTCCCGTCCTTGTCCTGCCACTTCCGCGTCTGGATCTGGCCCTCGATGTAGACCCGCGAGCCCTTCCGCAGGTAGCGCTCGGCAAGGTCCACCATGGTCGGAATCCAGAGCTCGACGGTATGCCACTCCGTCCGCTCCTGCCGCTCGCCGGTCGTCCGGTCCTTCCACTGGTCGCTGGTCGCCAGGCGAAACTGGGCCATGCGGCCCTGACCGACGTCACGGATAACCGGATCAGCCCCAAGATGGCCCAGCAGCTGGGCTTTGTTGATGTTCTTCATGCTTCGTGCATTCCTTGAATGTGAATGCGGAGCTCGCCGCCCTCGCGGACCTCGCCCCGTCTGATTCTCAGATCGTCGATCAGGCTGTCGTCCTCGATCGCCCCGCCGAACACAAGAGCGTCTAGCGATGCTTTGAGAAGGTTGTCGAGATCCCGACGCCGCCGATCCGGAGGAAAGGCCTCGATCGAGATCCTCATCCGGTCCCGGATCATCGGCAGATGCCGACGGTCGAGCATCACCGCGACCTCCTGCCGGTAGGTTCGCCCCTCCTGGCTGACCAGCACCCGGCCGGCCAGCTTGCCCTTGCTGATGCTCCGGTAGTAGCGGTTCACCGACGGCGGCCACGGCAGCACGATCACGACGTCCATGCGGGGGACCATAACAAGACACAACAGGTCAGAACAGGCTAGACCCGGACATGGTGGATCAGTAGCGTGCAGAACCAGCCGCAGCACCTCGCCGCGGCGCCATCTCAGGAGGACTGCATGAGAGAGACCAAGCTCATCGAGAGCGAAGAGCACTGGCTGGCGATGCGCCGGCAGGACGTGACCAGCACCGACGTCGCCGCGTTGTTCGGCCTGTCGCCCTACGCGACCGCGTTCGAGATCTGGCACCAGAAGCAAGACGGCCAGGCCGTCGAGTTCAGCGACACCGAGCGCATGGCCTGGGGCCGCCGCCTCGAGTCGGCCATCGCCGAGGGTGTCGCCGAGGACCAGGGTTGGCAGGTCGGGCCATTCAAGACCTACATGCGGGACCCCGAGCTGCGGCTCGGCTCGTCGTTCGACTACTGCATCCTCGACGAGAGGAACGGCGACGGCATTCTTGAGATCAAGAACGTCGACAAGTTCGCCTTCGGCCGGTCCTGGCTTGAGCACGAGGACGGCAGCATCGAGGCGCCCGAGCACATCGAGCTTCAGGTCCAGCATCAGATGGAGGTTGCCGAGCTCGGCTACGCCTACATCGCAGCGCTGGTCGGGGGCAACGAGATCAAACTGATGCGCCGCGAGCGCGACCGCGTCATCGGCGCAGCTATCCGGGCCAAGGTCGCCGAGTTCTGGGCCAGCATCGAAGCCAACAAGCCGCCGGCGCCAGACTACGAGCGCGACTACGACCGGATCGTCCGGGCCAGCCTCGAACACATCGAGGACAAGACGATCGAAGCCGACGACAAGCTCGAGGCGCTGCTTGCCGAGCTGAAGGACATCCAGGACTTCCGGAAGACCACGGAAGCCAAGGAGAAGGCCCTCAAGGCGCAGATCATCGAAGCCGCCGGCACGGCGTCACGCATCCGCGCGAGCTCTGGGACGCTGTCCTGCGGCTTCTCGAAGCCCAATCCGGGCAAGCTCATCACCGACGACATGGTCGGCACCTACATCGGCGCCCGCAGCGCCTACCGCGTCTTCCGATTCACCGCCAAGAAGGACTGATTCCATGACTACCAACGCTATCGCCCCCATCGACTCCGTCCGCTCCACGCTGACCAAGATGCAGCCGGAGTTCGCCGCGGCCCTGCCGCCGCAGATCCAGCCGGAGAAGTTCGTCCGCACGACCGTCACGGCCATCCAGATGCAGCCCGAGCTGCTGAACGCGGACCGCCGGTCGCTGCTCGGGGCCTGCATGAAGGCAGCGCAGGACGGGCTTCTGCCGGACGGCCGCGAAGCCGCACTCGTCATCTTCCGATCGAAGGGCGGCGCCCAGGTCCAATACATGCCGATGATCGGCGGAATCCTGAAGAAGCTCCGCAACAGCGGCGAGCTCGCGAGCATCTCGGCCCACGTCGTCTACGAACACGACCAGTTCGACTACATTCTTGGGGACGAAGAGCGCATCGAGCACAAGCCCTGCCTCTTCGGCGACCGCGGTCAGCCGATCGCTGTCTACGCAGTCGCCAAGACCAAGGACGGCGCGGTCTACCGCGAAGTCATGAGCGTCGAAGAGGTGGAGAAGGTCCGCAGCGTCAGCCGCGCCGGCAACTCCGGCCCCTGGGTCTCCTGGTGGGGCGAGATGGCCAAGAAGACGGTCATCCGGCGGCTCTGCAAGCGCCTACCGTCGTCGGCGGACCTGGACCAGGTTATCGCCCACGATAACGAGACTTACGACATGGGCAGGCTCACGCGGCCAGCATCGGCGGCAGCGCCCGCGAGGTCGAGGCTGCACGCTGCGATCCTGCCGGCGGAGCAGCCCGAAACCGAACCCGAGGTCGAGCTCGAG